CCATTACAACAGACAAACTTCCAGAATAATAAAAAGTAAAGGAGATTAAAAGAATATGATTATTACATTAAACCAAAAAGAATACGAACTTAAGTTCTCTATCGGGAGAGTAAAACTCATTGAAAAACGTATCGGAGGCAGCTTGCTTTCTGAAATTGTTAAAACAAACGGGGTTCTTTCCCTTGAAACTCTTGAAAGCTGTATTACATACGGCTTAAAAGAAGTTGATACAGTAGGATATCTTCCTATGCAGAATGCAATGAAACTTGCAGAAGAATATATGGAGGCAGAGGGATACAGCAAGGCTATCGCCGATGTAACAAATCAGATTTCTGAAGATCTCCCTTTTTTATTCCGCAACGCTTAATAAGTTTCCAATATTTCGAAACGGATAATGCTACCGACTCCCGTACTATTGAAGAACGGGAGGAGGATAGCAAATATCGAGACCTACAGGATTTTGCATTCTTCTTTGTGAATTTCGGTACAAGCAGGGCTGAATATGAAAACCTTACTCGTACCGAAATTTCTTTTATATACAGGGCTTGGGAAGATAAACTTGTCCGCGACTCCACTTTTGCTAGAGATGCCTTCTTGAATGCATATGTGAATGCTAACCGTAAAAAAGGCACATTACCTATTAAGTTATGGAAAAAGCATTTTGATGGACAAAAGACAGCTGAAACGGCACAAGACGATCTTAAAACAATCACTGCCATTGAAGATGCAGAAACTGGTTGGATTGAAGAAATTTATAAAGCGAATGGTATTCCAATGCGGAAAAAAGCTAAGAAAGGGGACGAATAACATATGGCGGCAGATTATACATTATCAGTCAAAATTTCAGCTGACGTAAAAGATTTTGCGTCATCACTTTCTTCTGTACAATCCTCACTGGAAGCAACAAGTAAAAAATGGGAAACCTTATCTTCTTCCCTCGGAAAAATTGGTAGTACATTAACAAAATCAATCACTGTCCCAGTGGTTGCTGCTGCTACTGCTTCTGTAAAGAATTTTTCAGAAGTTGATAAAACAATGCGACTCGTAGAGAAAACTATGGGTGATACAGCATGGGCTTCTGGTGATCTTGAGAAAGCCATGAAGTCGGCTGCGTCAAATTCAGTCTTTGGTATGAATGATGCGGCTAATGCGGCGTTAAACTTTGCACGACAGGGTTTTAATGCAGCTGATGCTTCTAAAATGCTTACTCCTGCTATGAGTCTTGCGGCCGGTACAGCTACAGATTTAGCTGTAGTATCTGGAGGACTTGGTAACGCGATGAAAGTATTCGCGGATCAAGGCCTTGAAGCCGGAAATGCTGCAGATATCTTAGCAAAAGCACAAGGTCAGGCTAATACTACGGTACAAGATTTATTAGACTCAATGACTGTCGCAGGTCCTGTCGTGGATTCTGTAGACTGGTCAATGAAAGATTTAGCTGTTATTACTGATGTTTTCGGTGATGCTGGTATTTCTGGTGCTGAAGGTGCTACCGCATTAAAAACAGGTCTTGCAAGACTTGCTTCTCCTGCTGACGATGCTACAAGTGTTATGAAACAGTTAGGTATTGAAATCTTCAATACCGACGGTACGATGAAGAGTTTTACAAGCGTACAAAAACAGTTGCATACAGCGTTCGCCGGATTAACACAGGAGGAACAGTTGCAAGCAGCTGCTACTCTATTTTGTAAAAACCAGATGGCTAAGTGGTTGACTTTAATTAAAGCGTCCCCAGAAACTGTTGATAAGTATTCTAGTGCACTTGACAACTGCACAGGATCCGCTGAAGAAATGGCTAATGCTTTGTTGAGTGGTCCTGGTGGTGCTATTGAAAAATTAAAATCTTCACTTGACGTATTATCTTATACGTTGGGTGATATTGTTGGAAATAATATACAGCCTTTCATTGAAGACATTACCGAAATTGTTGATAAATTCAATAATCTTGATAAAGGAACTCAAGAAGCAACATTAAAAATGGTAGCATTTGCTGCTGCTATTGGCCCTGCATTCCTGGCGCTTTCAAAAGGTGTTGGAATTATTGCTAGTGTAGAAAAAGGAATGGGTACACTCGTTGGGGGTGTTTCAAATACCGTTTCAAGTGTTGCAACAAACTTTGATAGTTTACGTGACGGATTCAGTAGAGTTGGAGATGCGGCTTCAGGGCTTGGTTCTAAATGGGGAAGTGCTTTCTCTAGCGTAAGTGATCAGGTTTCAACATTTACAAGTGGTGTAGTATCAAAGCATTCAGCTTTTTTCTCTAACGTAAGTGGTCAAGTTTCATCATTTACAAGTGATGTAACATCAAAATTTTCAACATTTGCAAGTGGTGTAACATCAAAATTTTCCGGTATGGCAAGTGGTGTAACATCAAAATTTTCCGGTATGGTTGAATCTTTAGCTGCCTCAGATAGAATCGATGCTGTAACATCAAAGTTTTCAGCTTTTTCAGATACTATTGGTTCTAAAGCTTCGACGATTGTTTCAAATATTTCTGGAACGTTAGGGAAAGTAGGTGCCGGGGTTAGTCAATTTGTCGGCGGAATTATTGGAAGTGTTGGTCCTGCTTTATCACAAACAGCAACTGTAGTTAGTGAAGGATTGCAAACAATTATGAGTACAAGTCAGGTTGTAATGAGTGCGCTTCTTAAAACAATCGCGCCAGCTACAATCGTTGCTTTATTGTTGGTTGGTCTTGGGGTTGCATTCGAACAATTCGGTGCACAAATCGATTAGTTCGCACAGACAGCTGTTGAAAAAGGCCCTGCAATTATTCAAGGCTTGGTAGATGGTATTGTGTCAAAGATCCCTACTCTTATTGAGGAAGGTTCTCATGTGCTTCAATCATTTTTAAGTGTTATTACAGCGAATGCGCCTACAGTTGTTGCTGGCGGTATGCAAATTATCGCTTCACTTGTGAATGGGTTGGCGCAACAGTTGCCGACATTAATACCTGCTGCAGTACAGGCAATTGCTGTAATTGTTTCTACTCTCATTCAGAATATTCCGCAGCTTTTAGTTGCTGGTATGAATATCTTAATGGGACTTGCACAGGGAATTGTAAATAGTCTTCCTACCTTGATTGTAACAGCTACACAGGCGATTACTGGGTTCTTAGGTGAACTTACAAATCATTTACCAGATATGGTAAATATGGCTGTTTCAATTATTACTACTCTCGCGAATGGGTTGTTAAATAACTTGCCTTTGATCATTCAGTCCGGATTACAGATCATTATTTCTTTAGGACAGGCTATCTTGAATAACTTACCTACTATTATTGAAGGCGGTATTCAAGTGATTGTGGCATTAGCTAGTGGACTTATCCAGGCTATCCCAATTTTGCTTGCTTCACTTCCACAAATCTTTACATCAATTATTGATGCTTTCGCTTCTGTCGATTGGATTGGAATTGGTAAGACAATCATTACTGCTATTGGTGAAGGTATTGTTTCATTTGCAAGCACGATTTTTGACTCTATTGGAAATATATGTGGTTGGATTAAAGGAAAATTCACCGGAACTTCAGAAGAAGTATCCGACAAGTCAGATAAAATTAATAAAAGCGTAAGCGATATGGCAAGTAAGACACAACAATCCGTGTCTACGTCATTTAGCAATATCGAAAGCACGACAAATACAAGTTGGAGTAATATCTATAGCACAATTGATTCAAAAACAAATGTTGCTACTGGCGCAGTTCAAGATATGGCAACGTCAACGCAGAACTCTGTAGATACGGCTTTCGGTAATATGGACAGCACAACTACTTCAGACTTCTCAAGTATGTTGAATACTGTTTCTAGCAATTCTGGAAGAATTGGAGATACACTTAGCGGATTACAGTCTAATGTAAGTGATACTACAAGCAATATTTCAGGAAAATATGACACACTTGCAACAAATATCGGTAAAAGCACTACTTCTATGAGTAACAGTACAAATACCGGTTTAAGCGGTATGAATACCGCAACATTGAAACAAACAACAGCAATGGCAAGCCAATTTGAAAAATCTTTTACATCAATGAGTACTTCTATTGATAAGAGTATGACTTCAATTGTTAACACTGTAAGTAAAAAGATTTCGACAATGTCGACTAGCATTCAAGATACATTTTCATCTGCTATCAGAACGGTGAAAAGTTCTGTATCTTCTATCCAGTCAGCAATTAATAGAGTCTCATTCAATATGGGACAACATATTAGATTACCTCATTTCTATATGTACGGTAATTTTAATGCAAAGTCTGGTTCTGTACCTCATGTTGGCGTAAATTGGTACGCTAAAGCAATGGATAAAGGTATGATCCTTACAAATCCTACTATTTTTGGGGCAATGAACGGAAAATTACTTGGTGCTGGTGAAAGAGGCGCAGAAGTTGTTGTTGGGGCGAATAGCCTTGAAAGAATGATCAACCGTGCCGTTGGTAACGGTGGAGGCGGTCAGGTAACAAACAATATTACAGTTGTTGCAAATCCTGGTCAGGATACAAAAGATATTGCGGACAAAGTGGCAGAAGTCATTTTCGACCGCGTAAGAAGGGAGGCCTACGTATAATGGCATACGATGAAAATTATAGTAACCCTTATGAAGGGGGTTCTTCATTAGTATTTAATGGCGTGGATCTCGGGAAAGAATGTGACATGTTCGTACTTGGTAAAGGGGTTTTTGGGGCCCCTTCCAGGGACGTAACACAAATTCACGTACCGGGAAGAAATGGCGATATTTTAATTGATAACGGCGGTTGGAATAATGTTGATGTAACATATTCTTCTTGTTGTATCTTATCGAATTTTAGAGAAAACGCAGCAAAACTTAGGGGCTATCTTATGGCTAACCCTGGATATCATGAATTAACAGATCCATACAATCCAGATGAAGTGAGATATGCAGAATTTCGCGGACCTTTTACACCAGAAGCATTTACAGCAAAAGGTAATAATGCCGGTATGTTTGATCTTACGTTTAATTGCAAGCCTCAGCGTTTCCTTCGTGAAAGTGTAGTTCCACGTAATTATGTATTATGTCCATACGAAAGAATTGAAAGCACTGTAGACAGTAATGATTACGCATACATCGTAGATAATATGGTCCCTAGTAATAATTATAAAGGATCAACTTTCACTTTTTACTTTAACACAGAAGAACAAATTAAAGTTTCTAACGGGTATTTTTACAAAATTGGCTACGACGGGATAAGGATAACACTTCCGTATGATGGTGAAACATTATTTGAAAACGGTATTGTTTCCATACCGCTTATCGGTAAAAACGGGACTAAATATAGTGGATTTAAAGGAGAAATCCACGCTAGTAAATCAGCAAACTTTAGACTTGATACCGACAACGTTAAATACATGAAATCTTTTCCTATTTATTACTACTATAAAGATGGAGATTCTATTTGTTTCCCATTTAATAATAAAACACAATTTGATGCATACCCAATTATATATGGTAGATCTGGAGGAACTATATCTTGTGGTGGGAATAGCGTTAAAGTTCCAACAAATTCATTTTTTATTGACGGTACAAATAAAATAGCTATTGGTGAAGGGGGAGTCTACAGTGGCTTTAATGGGAATTTCCCAATTATTCCAGGCGGTATAAAAAGCGTTTTGAAAATTACAGGATATGAAAATATAGGTGGAGTTGTTAATAACAATATTCAAACAGCAATTCCTGGATGTCCCGATACAGAATATTTTCAGATTACTCCAATGTTTTACAGAATTTAATAGGGGGAGTTAATTATGTTAAATCTTAATAAAATACAAACATTTAAAGGTGACTGTAAAACTATTTGGGGGGTACAAGTAGCACCTCCAGAGAATATTGTTAGTATGAATGTTATAGAAAAAAGAAACGATACTCTTTCTCTTGAAATGACGTGTATTGTCTCTGACAACAATATAAAAACGCTTGTTGCTGGGAATATTATAAAATGCTACAAAGACATTAGAAAAAAATCTCTGTTTTCATTCGAAATATACGATGTGAAGTATTCCATTGATAATACTATTGTTGTTAAAGCTGAACATATTTCTTCAAGGCTTAGATATATCTATGTAAGGCCTGGTATTGTAACTACAAATGTATTATCTGGAATACCTTTGCCAATTGATAATGGTAAAAATGTATTTGTAAATTACGATTATGAATATCCGTTTAAAATTAAATCTACAATAAGTGCTACTGCAGAACCAGACCATGTTAAATCTGTTCGAGATATTATGTCTGGTTCAAGCGGAAGTATACTTGACATAGTTGGCTATGGGGATTGGATGTATGAAGATGATACTACAATTACATTTATGCAATATATAGATGGAAATAAAAAAGATTTAACACCAATCAGATATTCAAATAATATGTTGGATTTCTCACGTCAAATAGAATTAGACAATGCTAGGGCAACACAAGTCTTATTTTGGGAAAAAGAAACTGATGGTGTAAAAGAATACGTGTGGGCGTGCAATAAAAAAGATAACAATATATACCCTTTTCAGGCGTCACAACTTGTTGACTTATCTTCAAAATTTGAGACAAAGCCAACAAAAGAACAGCTTTTGGCAGCAGCACCAAGTGTTTCAACAAGCCCTGAGGTCACTACGAGTTGCACAATTACAAACTATGAAGACCCAGATGCAATGTGTGGAAGAAAAGTAAACGTGTTTTTTCCATTATATGGTGTTAATGAAAAGATGATTATCTCAGAAATAACATACAACGTACTCACTGACAGATATGACTCTATTAAGCTAGGTACATTAAAAAAGACGCTTTCAAGAACAATTGCAGAAATTGCAGGCAAGACATGGACCAGTGTTTACTAAGGAGGTATTCTAAATGGCTAAAATTTATATGAATGATTTTCGTGTAACAACATCTGTTGTACCGGTTCTTAGATATTTAGATGGTAATAAAACAGATGAACTTGTTATCTTTACAGACGATAAGATGACAGATTTTGATACGCATATTGCTTTGATTGACAATAATGTTGTTAAGCTTTTTGCTAATGAAAGCGGTTTTGCTGCCATCATTGATAAAGATATCTTTAATGAAAAAGATGTTTGTCCTATTAGACTTGTATTCAGTAATAGCGAGACAGAAAAAACAAAAGGCACAAATACTTTTTATATCTGTAACGATCGAACTGGATATGTCTATGGTGACTATATCGAAGTCCCAGACGATATTATCACGTACAGAGAAGCATGCCGCGCATATGCGGAAGAATGCGGACGCATTGTTGACGCCGTAAAATTTGATGTTGGCGCTAAGGTTACACAGGACGAAGACGGGGCAACGATTACAGTAACAGACACACACGGAACAACACAGGCGAAAATTCTCAATGGGAAACGAGGCCCAGTAGGTGAACGAGGCCCAATCGGTGAGACGGGGCCAGAACCAGAGATCACAGCGCGAGTAGTTGGAGACAATACAGAGATCTTATCTAATGGTGTTGTTATTGCGACCCTTGCTAGTGGTAAGAATGGTGTTGATGGACATACACCGGAAATTACAGCAACAAAAGAAAACGCCACTGTTACAATTTACGTCGACGGTGTAAAGGTCATTGACATTCACGACGGAGTAGACGGGGCGACAGGTCCACAAGGTGAAAAAGGCGATCCAGGGCCTCAAGGATTAAAAGGCGACGCTGGAGAAACAGGCCCTAGAGGTGAAACAGGCCCTAGAGGTGAAACAGGACTGCAAGGAATCCAGGGAATCAAGGGCGATACAGGATTACAGGGACCAGCAGGAGAAACAGGACCGCAGGGGCCTATTGGAAAGACAGGACCTCAAGGACCAGCGGGAAATGACGGTCACTCCCCTATCGTTACAGCAACAAAAACGGGAACAGTAACAACGCTTTCAATAGATGGCAAAATAGCAGCAACAATCAATGACGGGGCTACAGGTCCAACGGGACAAGCTGGCCACTCCCCTATTGTAAAAGCCTCTAAAACAGGAACTGTTACAACTATTTCTATTGACGGAGTAAACGTTGTTTCTATTAATGATGGCGAACAAGGCCCTCAGGGTATTCAGGGTGTAAAAGGTGATCCTGGTATTCAAGGCCCAGTCGGTGAACCTGGTGCTGCAGGACATTCCCCAAATGTAACAGCAACAAAGGCTGGGACTGTAACAACTGTAAAAGTTGACGGTGTAGCAATTGCAACAATCAATGACGGGGCAAAAGGCGAAACAGGCGCGCGAGGTCCACAGGGAATTCAAGGCCCTATCGGTGAAACTGGACCGCAAGGACTCAAGGGAGAAACTGGCGCAGCCGGTAAAGATGGACACTCACCGAGTGTAACAGCCACAAAATCCGGGACTGTAACAACTGTAAAAGTTGACGGGGCCACAATCGCAACTATCAACGACGGAGAAAAAGGCGAAACGGGCGCACGAGGTCCGCAAGGAATTCAGGGTCCAACTGGTGAAACAGGACACTCACCAAGTGTGACAGCAACAAAGGCTGGAACTGTTACAACTATTTCAGTT